CGGGCGGCCGCGGCGGCGGCCGAGCGGGTCCCGGTGGAACTCGAGTTGGACCTGGCGATCGCGGAGGCGGGGTTGCTGGAGGCGTAGGGGCGGCTTTGCGTCGTTTAACCGCGACCCAACGGGGAGCTGCTGATTAACCACCCCGGACGGGCTAACGCCCGCCGCTCGCCGGGGGCCACCCGCCCCAGCTGACGTCCACGCCCAGCGAGTCCGCCAGGCGGGCAAACGCCTCGGCCCGCAGATCCCGCCGCTTGTCGCCGGCGGCCAGCCAGCGGCTGAGCTGGGCCTTGTCGATCGCCGCGGCCTCGGCCGTGGCGGTCAACCCAATTTCCGCGACGCGGCGGCTGGCGATTTGCAGGACGAAGTCGTACACGTCAATCCTCCTCGACAATCTTGCCCGGCCATTGGGGCGGGTACTTGCCTCGCGGCTGGTCGCGAGCGGACAGCTCGACGATCACGACGGCGACGTAATACAAGATCGCACCTGGCAGCGGCGAGTCCTGGTCGCGCAGGATTCGCCCGACCTGCCTCTCGACCTCGTGATCGCTGTTAGGGTGGGCCACGCAACAGACCTCGTCTTCTGCCGCCGCGCGGACGTATTCCGGCGCGACCTCCAGCGAGGCACCGGCCCACGCGACCAAATCCGTCTGATCGTCCGTCGGCACGGGCAACGCAATCCGCAGCAGCTTGCCGTTTGCCAGCTCCTTTAGCTGGCGATTGGATATGGCGTAACGCATGTCACTTCTCCACGTACGCGCAACGGTAATCTATTCCCGCGTCATCCAGCATCACGCCAAGCGTGTAAATTTTGGTGTACCTCGGCAGCACAATGCCGCGGCTTTGCAGCCGCTGATCGACGATCGCCGATCGCCGAGAAATCTCGGCGCTTTGCGCCGCAAGCCCAGCCGCAAACTCGCGGTCTCGCATCGCGGCGTCCTGCGGATCTTCGACCGCAATTTCCATGCCCAGCACAGCCAAATCGAAGCCGCAATCCAGCGCCATTCGTCGGCCGGCCGCTTTGCTCGGCCGATAGCTGTACGCGATTTTCGCTTTTCGATATGCGGGTCTCGGCACGGGGCCAAGCTCGGCGTCAAGAGCAGCTCGCTCGGCCTCGCGGGCAGCGTCCCACGCCTTTGCCTGCGCCTCGCCGTCCTCGCGCATCTTTTGCAGCGACGCCACTTGCTCGGCGTGTTCGTCCGCGACTTCGTACACCCAGGGGTAATCTACGATTCTCATTGTGGGCCTCACCTTCTCAACTGAGGATTCTTTCGATTTGGGCCGCGGCGAACACCGCGGAAAACCCAAGCACCAGCCGGGGGCGTCGATCCCCCGGCGCCGGCCGATCCGGGACTGGTCACTGGCCGCAACCCCAGAACGCCGCGTCGTCGGGTGACACGTAGTTGGCTTGCACGTCTGCGGCGATCGCGTCCAGATGGGCGTCCGTCTCGTCGGCCTCGGATTTGGCGACGCAAGCTGCTTGCCAGTCCGACCTACTGACGCGACTGGCCGGCCGCGCGTCCAAGATCTGATTGGCGTAGCAGGTCACGTGCTCCAACGCTGCCTGCTCGGCCTCGCCTCGGCTGCCAGCCTCCAGCACGTACACCGGCACCCAGCCGAATTCGCATGGCTGGTTCGCCGCGTTGCTTCCCTTGCGATAGATCACGTAGGTCGTTTGCTTCTTGGACATTTCGGGCCTCACCTTCTCAGATCGAGGAATGTTTGCGGCTCGGAGAACCGCGGTCACTTGCACTGTCTGTATCTTACTGTATCGGCTTGTGTTGTCAAGTGACAACACGGGAAATTCAGAAAAGATTTTTCACCGGACTGGCTCACGCCCGCCGCTCGCCGGTGGCTGTTACCCGGAAAACAGCTGGGTGAAACTTGGAACGGCCGATTCCGCCCCGGTATTCTGGCATCTGACACGCGTGGAGTCTGCGGACGTCCATACGCCGCATCGGACCGCGGGACACCGGCGACGGCCGGATCAGGACGGGAGCCGCGGTCACGGCGCCCTGTCGGCGGCGGGAGGTTTGCCCCTCTCGCCGCCGGCGGGACTCTTTCGCAGACGCCACGCACAAGCCTAAGTCGCAAGCACTGAGCCAACGGAGTCGAACATGCCCAGCCTCAAGGAACTGCGGGAACGTGCCGGTCAGATCGTCACCGAAATGCGTCAGATCCGGGACGGCTACAACGAGCGCAAGGAGGCCGGCAAGACCGGTGCGGAGTTGTGGCCGGATGAGCCGCGCAAACGCTGGGAAGAGCTGAACGCGGAACACGAGCGGATCCGCCAGCAGATGGATGACGAGAAGCGGGCCGTCGACCTGGACGCCGCGATCGCCGAGCTGGAGAAGCAGGGCGGCGGCGGCCAGCAGGACCGCAGTGGGGACAGCGGCTCGCAGCGACACCCGACCGGCGACCAGATCATCGAGCAGCGGGACCTGGCCCTGCAGGCCTGGGCCGGCTATCGCTCGCCGGCGTGCCGGACCGAGCGGCACTTGGAAGCCGCCCGCCGATTCGGGATCGACCCGGCCGCCAACCAGCTGGTGATCGACCTGTACGACACCCGCGAGTTCCAGCAGCTGCAGCACGAATGCCGGATGCGGCATCCGAGCAGCTTGCAGCAGCGGGCCTTGTCCAGTCAGTTGGGATCGACGGGCGGGTTCTTGATCGGCAGCACGCTGGTCCAGTCCCTGGAGCGGAACATGCTGGCCTTTGGGGCCGTCGAGCAGGTCTGCGACGTGATCGTCACCCAGACTGGCGAGGAGATGTCCTGGCCCACGGCGGACGACACCAGCAACGAGGGCGAGATTATCGGCGAGAACCCGAGCAGTGCCAACGAAGCCTCGCCGACCTTCGCTTCCGTGCGGTGGAACGCGTACGAGTTCAGCAGCAAGCTGGTCAAGGTGCCGGTGCGACTGCTGGAGGACGCCCCCAGTTTCCTGGCCGGCGAGCTGGGCAGCATGCTCGGCGAGCGGATCGGGCGGGCCAAGAACCGCAAGTTTACCTCGGGCACGGGCAACAGCCAGCCCAAGGGCCTGACCGTGGCCGCGACGCTGGGCTATACCACGGCCAGTGCCACGGCCATCACCGGCGACGAGTGCATCCGCCTGGAGCACAGCGTGGATCCGGCGTACCGCGACGATCCGAGCTGCGGGTACATGGCCCACGACAACATCATCCTCGAGTTGCGGCTGCTGAAGGACGGCGGCAGCCGGTACCTGTGGCAGCCGGGCCTGATGGATGGCCGCCCGGACCGGTTCAACGGCCGGCCGTTTGCGATCAACCAGCACATGGACAGTGCCGTGACGGCCAGCAACAAGACGCTGTTGTTCGGCAAGATGGCGGCCTACAAGGTCCGCCGAGTGCGACAGCTGGTCCTGTTGCGGCTGACCGAGCGGTTTGCGGAGAGCCGCCAGGAGGGCTTCATCGCCTTCGAGCGGGCGGATGGCAACCTGCTGGACGCCGGCACGGCGCCGATCAAATATCTGCAGCAACACGCGTAACCGCCGCTGCGAGGGGCGGGCGCATGGGGGACGTGAGTCGCCTACGCCCGCCCCGACGAACACCTCAGACGGGTCGGACAAGTCGGACGAGTCCGACGCGTCCGACCGGTCCGACCAGTCCGACAGCACGTGAGGTACCCATGGACAAGCGCGTACGGGCGATCAAGCACGGGCAATGGCGTGGCCAGGCGTTGCGGCCGGGCGACGTGACGGTCATGCCGGAGGCGACGGCCCGCATCTACTGCGACAGTCAGCAGGTCGAGATCCTGGGCGACGCGAAGCCGGCGGAGCCGGCGGCGATCGCCGCCAAGCCGGCCGTGGAACGTCCGGGCCCGGCCGTCGAGACCGCCAGCAAGCCGCCGGCGGAACGGCGCCGCAAGAAGTAAGATTCGAAGCGTTTTTCGTCTGACACCTGACACCTGACCCCTTTTGCGTAGGACACAGCCATGCGATTCCTGAGTGAGGCCGCGGTCATCGACCGCATCAAGACGATTCAGACGGTCGGGACCGGAGACGTCACGTCGGACACGGTGGACATGGCCGGCTTCGACGCCGTCTTGTTCTTGGTGATCTGGGGCGCGATCACGGACGGTACGCCGGCGGTCAAGGTCCGCTCGGGCGCCGCGAGTGACATGAGTGACGCGGCGGACTTGGCGGGTACCAGCGTCGCGATAGAGGATACCGACGACAACAAGATGGCGATCGTCGACGTGACGCACATCAGCGAGCGCTACGTGAATTGCGTGGTGACCCGCGGGGGCAGCACGGGGGCCGTGGTCGATGCGATCATCGCAATCAAGTACAAGGCTCGCAGCGAGCCCGTGACCCAGTCGGCCGACGTGGCCGGTCACGAGAAGCACGTTGCGCCGGCCGAGGGGACGGCCTGAGCGTGATCCGCTCGCGTAGCGAACGGCCTACGATGAGGACTGCACGATGCATCCGGAGATTGTCAACGCCGTGCCGGCTTTTCTCCAGTATGGAGCGTTGGGCCTGTGCGCGCTGCTGCTGGGGGCCTGGTTTTGGTCCGTGACGCGATTCGTCAAGGTGACGGACAAGGCGTTGGACGTGATCCCGACCTTGACGAACGCCGTGCATGACTTGCGCACGGAAGTAGGAGAGGTCGCCGAGACGTCGACCAAGATCCACGAACGCCTGTTGCAGTGGGATTGCCCGTTTTGCGACAAGTCGCCTACGGGGCACAAGGAGCCGCCGGCGTGCGTTACGGCCTGAGCCTGTACAGTGAGCCGGCGATCGAGCCAGTGAGCCTGGCCGAGGCCAAGGCCCATCTGCGGGTCACGTACTCGGACGAAGACGCTTTGATTGCCAGCCAGATCGTGGCGGCGCGGCAGTGGATCGAAGAGCAGACCTATCGGCAGCTGATCACGGCCACCTGGGACCTGGTGTTAGACGAGTTCCCCAGCGGGGACAAGCCGATCCAGGTACCGCGGGCGCCGCTGCAGTCGGTGACGTCGATCGAGTATACGGACACGGCCGGGGACGCGCAGACGCTGGACGCCAGTCGCTACGTCGTCACGGCAAGCCGGCAGCCGGGCCTGATCCGGCCGGCCTACGGGCTGGTGTGGCCAGAGGCCCTGGACGCGCCGGATACGGTAACCGTGCGGTTTGTGGCCGGCTACGGCACGGCGGGGGCGGTGCCGGAGCTGCTGCGGGCGGCGATCAAGCTGCTGGTGGCTCAGCTGTACGAGTTTCGCGAGCCGGTCCTAACGGCCTCGGCCAACGAGGTCCCGTTGGGCGTGCAGCGGATCGTGCAGATGTACGACCTGGGCGACGAACTGAGCGAGTATGGAGTTTAACCGCGACCCAACGGGGAGCGCGGCGAGGAATCCACCATGCCGAAGCGAGCCGAAACCGTGACCAAGCGACGCGGCCGGGGGCCGGCTCGAGCCACGCCGACCGTGGCCGGCTTGATCACCGAGTACCGCAGGCAGCTGGCGATCGCCCGCAAGTGCTACGAGAAAGCCGACGTCTGCCTGCAGGCGTTGCGGGCCAAGCTGGGCATCGGCCGGCGGGTGGCGATCGGCGGCGGGCTGTACGCCGGCGTGTTCGACGTGTTCGCCGAGGGCGACTTGATTTGGAAGCACCAGGCGGTCCGGCGCTACGAAGTGAGAATCACCGACGAGGACGGCAAAGAAGCCCGCTTGCGGGACCGCCTGCCCACACGGCGAGCCGCCCGGCCCGGTAAACCCCAGTCCACGAAAGGCAAACGCACATGACCACCGAAGCGGGCCACTTCCCGGACCGTGTCTATACCGACCAGAACGGCGCGCTGCACCTGAACGGCGCCGCAATCTTCGATTCGGCGGAAAACGACATTTCCGACGAGCTGGACAAGCTGAACGGCCTGGGCGACCAGCTGGACGCCGCCGCGATCGCGGGCAAGACGACCGTGGCCGCGGACGCCCTGGCAATCCCGGTGACCCATGCCGTGGTGACCAAGACGACCGGCGCGGACGCCGAGGCCCTGACGCTGGCTGACGGCACGCCGGGCCAGGTGCTGACGATCGTGCTGGGCACGGACGGCGGCGGGGACGGGACGCTGACGCCGACGACCAAGACCGGGTTTGCGACGATCGTGTTCGCCGACGCCGGCGACACGGCGACGCTGAAGTACGTGGATGATACGGTCGGCTGGGTGATCCTCGGTTTGGCCGGCGTTGCGGCGCCGCCGGTCATCACGGTGTAAGCATGCGGGCAGGCACGTTGCGGCATCGGATCACGATCCAGCAGGCGACCACGTCGCCGGACGCGGCCGGGCAACCGATCGCGACCTGGTCGGACTGGCTGCCCAACGAGCCGGCCGAGGTCCTGGAGACGGCGGGCGCGGAGACGGTCCGGGGCGTGCAGGTGTCAGCGACGGCGACGCACGTGGTTCGGGTCCGCTTCCGCGACGGGTACGGCGAGCAGTTGCGGATCGTGTGGGGGACGCGGATCCTGGGCGTGGTCAACGCCCGGGACGTGGACGGACGCCGGCGGGAATTGTGGATCAGTGCCCGCGAGGGCAAGTAGGGCCGGGGCCTACCGGCCGGGGACCGAACCATGTCCGTCCGGAGCGATGTGCGTACGTACCTGCTGGCCCAGTCCGGGATCAGCGACCTGGTGGGCACGCGGATCTATCCCGGTGTGTTGCCCCAGGGGGCCACGCGGCCGGCGGTCGAGATGCACGTAATTAGCCGGACGCACGTGCAGCATCTGCAGGGCATCCAGGCGGCCGGCACGGTGCGATTCCAGTTCGACGTTTCCGCGGAAACGCAACTGGCGGCGGACGCGGTGGCGGAGGCGATCGTGGCGGCGTTCCGGTCGCTGGCGGCCTCGCCGGCGACGATCGGGGCGGCAACGTATGTGGGCGATTTGGAGATCCAGGGGCCGCGGGACACGTCCGAGCCGCCGGACGACGGCTCGGACGCGTGGACCTACGGGGCGAGTTTGGACGTGATTCTGTACGTGGGGTGAGCATGGCGTCTGACTGGTCGGACCGGTCGGACTGGTCCGACGATTGGGAAGGAGCAAGGCGATGGGCGTATTGGCGAAAACCGGCAACGGCGGGACGATTGCGTTGGGGACCTCGGCGTTGGCGTTCCCCTTCACGAAGATCGGGGAGTGGCTGGCGACGCGCGGCAAGCTGGAGTCCAGCAGCCTGGCGACGACGGGGTTCAAGGAGTACGAGCCGGACGACTTGGCCGAGCCGGGCGAGATCGAGGTCGAGGGCCTCTTCGAAGGCAAGGATGAGATCGACGACATCAACGCCGTCGCCGAGACGATCACGGTGACCTATCCGAAGACGGATTCGACCAGCGCGGCGGGCGGCAGCTTGGCGGGCACGGGGTTCCTGATCGCCCAAGGCACGCCGGAGATGGTCAACGGGTCTTTGATGAAGCAGAAGTTCAAGGTCGCCTTCGACGGCAAAACCGGTCCGGCGTATACGAAGGAAGCGTGATCGTCTCGGCGACGCGGTTACTGACCACTGACCACTGACCACTGACGAAGGACGAAGGACATGCAGATTGACTTACGCCCCCACGTGGGCAAGAACGTGGCGACCAAGCGGGAGATCGACTTGGGCCAGGATCGGGTGTTCGTGGACGGCGAGCTGTACGGCTACGTCGGCCGCAAGCCGGACGCGCCGATCTTGCTGATTTACGCCGACGTGCCGGCGGACACGAAGGACGCCATCCGGGCGGCCGTGGTGGCCAAGTACGGCGGCCAGGCGGCGACGATCGCCGAGCCGGTCATGGTGCCGGAAGAGGCGATCGACAGCGATGGGGAGTTTGACGAGGACTGATTTGTGGGACCGGTCGGACGTGTCGGACGCGT